AGCTGTGAGATGTATAGTCATAGTCCGTGCCGTCAAGGTTTATAATATACTTTGTGTTATTTGCAGTAATAGTGACAGTAACTTGAGCGCGAAACTCATCCAGACCAGTGGCGTGTGTCAGGTCAGCTTTAAGTGCAACAACCTTTTTTTTATTCAGAACAAACGTACTGTCGTTCAGGGTCAGTACTTCAATGTCATCTGCTGTAGCACCGTTAAGGTAGCCAGCAGGCGATGTGATAGCACAATCAGCCACTGCTGTATCATACTCAGATTGAGCTGTTGCTAACGCAGTGACAGCATTATCGTAGTTTGTTTTAGCAGTGTCGTATGCTGTTTGAGAGGCTGCCTTTGCAGGTGTGTTGGTAGCTGCAGTAGTTTTGTACACCGTAAACACACGGTAACCTTTACTGGCTAGCAGTAGGTTCTCATCTGTACGTTCTGTGCCAAGCGTGTAATTAGCTGGCATACTAGAAGTGTTGGATACAACAGTGCCTGCTTCTTTAACCAAATGAATGCCTGCACTGTTTAGCGCAACACCAGATACAAGAGTCTCTTCTACATCATTTGTATAAGTATATTGAGTTTCAAAAAACTCTTCCTCTGTGTCAAACTCAGCAGCGATGGCTTGTGACAGCGTAGCTCCTGCAGCTTGTAGCAATGCCAGCTTAGAAGCTACATCATCTTTTGCTGTTTTAAATGCATCAGATTTAGTTTTTACTGTGGTCGTATTACATGTACCAGGGACACCAGCATCACTACCCATGTCTACCATTTTGGTATCACCGGTAGTCAAGTCCCAAACACGGAACACGTTGTCATCAAATTGTGCAATATACTTTTCGGTTTCGTCACGCAGAATCTCAAACCATTTACCAGACGCTGAAGCACCATGAAGTTTAGAAACAAACTTACCCCCAGGTCGCTTAAGCATACCCAAAGCAAAGTCAGGGAATGCATTGACTGCATCTTTCACCTGACCTGGCCTTTTACGATTGTCTGGTTGTTGAGATATACCTGATAGAAAATTTGGAATCGACTGGGAGAGTGTGCTCATTGCCTAAATAGTGCTCGATATGGTTGATAGCTGGTGTAGTAGTTTCGTCCGTCAGGATGTCCGAACATCGAATAGTCACCTTGTTGACATTCGTTTTCAATAAGAGCAGCTCGGGTCATGGCTTCCTGCTCTTGTAACAAAGCATTGAGTTCCCTATCTCCTACCATTTTGGTGGCACACATACGAGCAGCTTTAGCAGTAATATAAGCTTGGGCTGAGGGAGGCAGGTCAGGAAAGTCAAAGTTCCACACAACGTCTACAACAATATCTTCATCAAAGACATTTGTGTGGTGATACAAACAATAGACAAAACCGTTACGCCGTACAAGGTTATACTTGTCTTGGTGTTTTTCATAGTTAGAATCAATTGCCAACATAGTTGCTGGATAACTGATCTTATTGGTAACAGCATCACGGCTTATTTCATAGCCGCGTTCAGTATTAAAAGTCCAACCTTCAAGCTGCACTTGTTTACTGACTTCACGGATTGTGTTAAGTGCAATGGAGACTTCAGGGTTCTGCAGGTTGAGGGTGGTGACAGGAGCCTGTCCCACACTGCTAAGTATTTGATTTACAGCATCCAGTTCGGTGGACACAGCATATGTAGGAAAGGTCATATCGTACCGATAAAAAAAAGGGACCCGAAGGTCCCCGTGTATAAAAATCAGAATGCGGCAGGCGCAGTGCCAGTACCAGCAAACAGCTCGACAGCACAAGCGGGGTTCAAAGCACCCACACCCATGGCCAAGCGGCCCAGGATCACGTCGCCCTGGTAGATGACAGAGACATCACCAGAGGTGACTTGCACCTGAGGAGCGATAGCTTCCACAACACCAGCAGCTTCTTTCTGGAAGATCAGACCGCAGCTGTTAGCAAATTCGGTCTCTTCACCATACTCGTTTTGGATGCCGGTAACGTCGTTAGCAGCGTCCTCAAGAGCAGGAGAAACGAAAGAACCAGTGTTACCGGGATCGGTAACGCCAGGGTTGGTAGCAGAACCAGCACCGAACTTCGTGCCATACTGGCTGAAGAACGGGATGTTCATAGACTTGTAGATCTTGATACCGGCAATCTCAACGATGCCGTTACCACGTTGGCGAGAAGTACCTTGCTCGTCACGGTTCACCAAACCATTGTCACCAACCTGTTGGATCAGTGCATAGTACTGGCGGGGGTTGAGAACACCCACACGTCCCTCAGAGCTGACTCCTTTTTCGTCCATTGCAGCGGCTGCATCATAGAATGCAGTAACCAGTGCAGCTGCATCATAGGCATCAGAAGCATTGGCAGTAGTGCCAACACGGATCTGAGTACCACCAGGCTCAACAAAGCTAGCCTTGGTGATAGGAGATGCCTGACGTGCAGCACGGCTCACGGTACGGAATGCCAGACGGTCATACTTTTCAGCCAAAGCATAGCCGATCTTGCGGGAGATTTCCGAGCGCAAGTCGTAATGTGAGAGTACCTCGTCCAATTCATAGACGAATGCACTGGAGATAAGGAGATCATCGCAGGTGATGGTCTTCTCGTTCACCGGAGGTGCACCATCGGAGTTACCGAGGATGCTGTTGCCGGGAGTATGGTATTCAGCAGTCGTGCGACCGGTGAAGATGAACTGCATACTCTTGCCGTTTTTCAGGGTACGGCGCATGAGCAAATCACGAGCGATCGTGTTGTTCTGGAAACCCTTAAACATCTCACCGCTGAAAAGCTTGAGATACAGAGCACGGGCATCGCCCGCACTGTTAGCCTGTCCTGGCCGTGTAAGATCGGCCAACGGCTCGTTACTATTTTGATGTGCCATTGTAAGAGAATAAAGTGTTTACTCTCTGAACGTTCAGAATTTTTTAACCAATTTTTTGTGGTCTATCCCACCGTCTAGACGGCAAAGGGTATCCGCGTACGGGCCGATGCCAATGCAAGGGAGGTCCGACTCTGAGGTGCCTCCCAAGCTGTTTACATATAGCCTTTGACGCAGCGCTTCTCAGCACGGCACTGTGGTTTTACATCACCACAATGACCGCACCGCTTGAAGGGCTTGTCATCACTAAAGCCAAAGTTAACAGGTGTAGCAGATGTCTTCTTTGATTGATGAGAAGACGGTTTTGCTACAGTCTTTTTAGACTTTGTTGCCATTTTTATTTAGCAGAATTTTTGAGATAAGTAACGCCGCGATACTTCAGCTTGGACTGTTTAGCAGCAGCCTTTTGCTCTTTGACGCGAGCTTGCAGTTCAACGTTAGGCATTGAAATACTCCGAAGTACCACACCCCCGTTCCATGGTGTGGCGTCATGCGTCCTGCTGAAACGTCTCTTCTAGAACACATTTGTACAAAAGATTTTTTAAATACAAAAGTTCTTGTTGTTCAAATGCATCACCACCACTCCAATTTTTGTGATGAAAGTCAACAGACTTGTAAACCAATTTGAGAGCTTCGGGTGTTAGTTCTAGTTGATAGATATGTTCCATAAGGATGAACGTACGTTACTTAGAAGGAATACTTTACACCAGCTTTGGTGCCATAGTCATTGGTGTCCTCATTGAAGCTGGCGGACATTTCGCCATACACTTTGAGGTGCTTGTTAGCCTTGACACTAAAACCAACTTTACCAGCAGGTACGGTTTCAGACACACCGTTATCAGGAGTGGTCATGCTAGGACCACCTTCGATGAAGTAATCAAGAGTACCGACTTCACCTTCATAACCGACAAAGAAGTCAGTAGCAGTTTTAGAATAGTCAGTACCAGCGAACTTAGAGGAAGTCTCAACGTTCAGATAGGGACCAGCAACTGCAGGAGCAGCGAAGGCGAGAGTAGAGATAAAGAGAAGGGTGTTTTTCATAATAATAGGTTTAAGCTTTCTTAGGTTTCTTTGCAGTTTGTGCGGAGCGTTTAAAGTTAGCAGCCGTGGGTGCTCCAGCAGACCCAGGCTTCCTCATTTTTTCACCACTGCCAGCAGCAATACGCTTACGCTTGGCGTGGATGTTGGCGTACAATCCTCGTTTAGCCATTTAACATTTCCATTTACGTAGGGCTAGAGCCTTCCGGGTGGGCTTACCGTTCTTCTTCATCGGTCCTTTGACACCACTCATTCGGGCACAGAAGGACCGCTTGCGAGGACCGCCACCAGGTTGGGGAGCTTTCAGGTTTGAACCTGTTTCACGATTATACTTTTCGCGACCTGCTTTTGTCAAGCCGCCAGACCGTGACTTGTGCTTTCCCATCCGTAGACTAACGGATTTAGCCATCACTTTTTCTTCATGTTTTTAGCAATTGCCTTAGCTACCTTGGCAGGCATCTTAGGGTTCTTTGCTTTCAGTTTAGCAGCAGTTTTAGAAGCGGGTTTCTTCTTACCGCCGTGTCCATAATGCATTGGCATTACCATACTCCAGGAATGATTTGACCAGTCACAGCATACGCTCCAAGCGCAGCCATCACGCCGAGCATGGCAAGCCTGCCATTGAGACGCTCGGCGCGTTCGTTATGGGGGATAGAGTTTTCGTCGATGTACATACGTGGTTCAGTGGGCCAGATTTGGGTGTCGTTCATTAACCAATAGCGGGTGAAGTAAGTGCAACAGGTGCAGACTCAGCGGTTGCCAAGTCAAGTGGGAAGTTGTGAGCATTACGTTCGTGCATGACTTCCATACCGAGACCAGCTCGATTGAGGATGTCAGCCCAGGTGTTGATCACACGACCCTGCGAATCGATAATACTTTGGTTAAAGTTGAAGCCATTAAGATTGAAAGCCATGGTCGAAACGCCAAGAGCAGTGAACCAAATACCAACAACAGGCCAAGCAGCAAGGAAGAAATGAAGGCTACGTGAATTATTGAAAGATGCATACTGGAAGATCAAACGACCAAAGTAACCATGAGCAGCTACAATATTGTACGTTTCTTCTTCTTGACCAAACTTGTAACCATAGTTTTGTGAAACATTTTCAGTAGTCTCACGAACCAGAGAAGAAGTAACAAGGCTACCGTGCATGGCGCTAAACAAACTGCCACCAAAAACCCCAGCGACCCCAAGCATATGGAAGGGATGCATAAGAATATTGTGCTCAGCTTGGAAAACAAACATGTAGTTGAAGGTACCCGAGATTCCCAACGGCATTCCATCAGAGAAACTGCCTTGTCCAAAAGGATAGACAAGGAATACAGCTGTTGCAGCAGCAACTGGTGCGGAGTATGCGACAAAGATCCAGGGCCTCATTCCGAGTCGATAACTAAGTTCCCATTCGCGTCCCATGTAAGAGAAGACACCGATGAGAAAGTGGAAGACCACAAGTTGGTAAGGTCCTCCGTTGTAGAGCCATTCGTCGAGAGAGGCTGCTTCCCAGATTGGGTAAAGATGTAGTCCGATTGCGTTGCTGGAGGGGACGACCGCTCCAGAGATAATGTTGTTTCCGTACAGGAGAGATCCTGCGACTGGTTCTCTGATTCCATCGATGTCAACAGGTGGTGCTGCAATGAATGCAATAATAAAACAAGTGGTTGCTGCCAGTAGACAAGGCACCATGAGGACACCGAAGTGTCCCACATAGAGCCGGTTCTCAGTGCTGCTAACCCACTCAACATAACTGTCCCAAATAGACTTGGGACGTTGTAGTGCGATAGTAGCTGCCATTAAAATAAGATTAGTAAGTGTTGAGGTCAGAACGATCTAGTTTATCAAAGATGTCCTGACGATAAGCTGGATCAGTGTCGTAGCGTGGGTCATTCATAGCTTGAATAACCTCTGCCTGGGAACGGAACACATTAGCTTGTTGTGTAGTACCTTTACCTGTAAGCATCTCACCTTCCATACCATTCTGGTTTTGGTAGGCGGCTAGAAGTCCATTTACTGCAAGCTGAATAGCATAACGATTACCAGTTGCTACTAGTTGATCGAATCCCTCCACAAGTTCGGGAGGAAAAGTTTCGTTAGACCACTGCATTAGTTCTGCGTAGCCTTCTTCACCACCAACTGTGTTCTGGATGGTAGCAATGTCAGCATCGGACATCTCCACCCCAGCTGGTGCGTAGTCTGCATTCAGGAATGCTTTTGCAACCTCTTGTGAGTCCATCTCTGCGAACTGAGCCAGCAGCTCCTCAGGGTTCTCAGCATTCAAGACGTCGTTAACCAGGCTAGACACAGGATCTTGCTCAGCTTCAGGCTCTGCCTCTGGTGCCTCTTGCTCAGCACGAGCTTCGGGGTCACCGAGTTTCTTTTGCAGTTCAATGTAGGCTTGCTCTAGGTCTTCAGCAGACTTAAACTTACCTGCAAAGGTTTGCTGTTCCTCTTGGAACGCCTGTTCTCCAACCTGAATAGAGTCTTGTTCTTCTGCTGTGAACTCAGGTGCATTCACATCTGTAGGATCATAATTAAGAGTTGCCATT